ACTTTCGAAACCAAAGTCTTTGTTGGATGAACAGAGGAACCAATGACACCTATGCGACGACTATACTCGTCCATTTGATACTTCTCAAGAACTGCGATCAGATCATCACCGCAGATCTTGGCGAAGCGAGAATGCTCTGCAGCCCAACCATTGAGAATACACAAAATGGTGAAGCTACAGGGGGTTCCCATTGGGGAACCACGAAGCATAGTCAACTCAAGAGTGTCAGACTGTTCATCCCAACCCAAGTCGATAAGGCGGCTGGTCACCTGATTATGGAAGCGACGATCATGAGAGACAGACTTCAAGAGGTCCTTGGGATGGTACACCACAACATGACGTGGTCCCATCACACCAAGAGATCTCCCAGTTGCCTCAACGATCGGCTCAGGAACATGAGCATCTCGCATTCCATCAAGTACTGCTCTAATGGCCTCGTGATGAAATCCATCGGTTGCCTTCTTGAGGTCGGCAGAGACCAAGCGCTCGTAAGTTTCGAGATTCAAGCTCTCAACTTCACGAAGCGCAAGTCCCTCGTCGACAACAGACAATCGAGGATCATCACGGACTGTTGGAAACAGAGCAGACCTGGCAAGGTCACCCCCTGCAATCAGGTCACCGGATGGTACGGTAACTACACGTGTCTTCCATCCGGATTCGGCTATGGCCGAGACTCGATGATAAACTGGGTCGGTACGCTTCATGAAACGTTCAGCGCCAGAGACAACAGCCTCTGCGTGAGCAATCCATGGCGTATCTACCGCAAGTTTATCAGGTCGAATCTCGTCTATATGCTCGCAAACACCGCGAGTCAATATAGATCTCCCTTTTGTGGCCTTGTCAAGGGGTTTCGGTTCAGTGTCCTCTTTCAAATGTGCAAAGAGAGACATGAAATCCGAAACAGTTTCTTCACTCACATCTTTATGACGTTCATCATTGATGTAAGTAGTGAAACCACCCTTATGGCCGGAGAGCTCAAAGACCGAGTTGGATCCGGACTTGACACCAACCGCCTTAGAATAGGAACCTCGAGAGAACCCCTCGCACGTGTACCTACGGATAGAATCATAATCCGTTGTGCTGAGGGGCGAGAGACTTTCGGATGTCAGGAGTTCGGCATGATCCAGTACCGCGCTCACCTTCAAACGGTTGTCGAGACACTCAGGGAGTGCCCGACCAACCGTGGAGATGGCGAGCAGGCCCATCCTAGAATAATTACGGAACAAGAACTTCCAAATGCCCCTAGGGACATGAGGAGGCTTGCTACGCTTCATTCTGGATGTGCCAGAGACTGGAATGCCGGCATTCACCAGACACTCAATCCTGATCGCGTGGCACAGTGCCTTGATCACTTCCGCAGCCTGCGAAGCACCTCGACAAGAAACGAAGGTGCAAAGCCACTTGCGGATCACAAAGGAACCGTACTTCGACGAAGGATGAGCCCGAGAGTCACTACCTTTTACCTCTCTTGGTTCCGCCGAGACCAAAGCAGCCCACATTGGCTCCCAGAACTTGGAGACCAATGCGTACCGCTTCCGACTCACAACCGTGGTAGGGCTAAGTTGACGACCCGTCTTCGCTTTTGGCTTAGACGTGGGAGACAACTTACGTCCATGAGTATCACAAGGGATCGCTGAAAGGCGAATCCTCATGTTCC